GATGTACACCATAGAGATAGACGCGCACTTCCACTAGAAATCCGCTGGCTATGCGCCAAGCACCACATGAGACTCCACGCGGGGCTGACACCTGACGGGGAACCAATCGGAGACACTGCAAACACCACTTGACAGGGGCGTGAAGATAGTTCACACTTATTGCGCATGGTTGACGGGTCGCCGGGGGTGGGATGACTCCTCCCGTCCTGCTACCGGCATTCAAGGCAGGCGCAATGTCAATTCCAGATTCCCAGCGTGCCGCCATAAAAGCAGCGGTACTGGAGAGCTTGTCAGAAGGCGGTACGTCCCTACGGGCTGCCGCCGTTGCTGCTGGTACGACCCATACCACCATCTACCGATGGGCTGAAGCAGACCCCGAATTCCAAGAGGCCATAGACAGCGCCCGCAACGCCGCAATCGGCAAGGCAGAGAGCGAACTGTACGACAGAGCCTTTGACCGGGAAGACCCCAAGAGCATCACAGCCCTGATCATGTGGGGTAAGAACTTCGCCAACTGGACCGACCGCCAGCAGATCCAGCACGCAGGGGCCGTGGAGCTCCGCACGGACTTCCTGAGCGGCTTGGTGGAGCTTGGGCAGCCCTCGATCCCCCCGGATGCCAACTGATGGAAGCCGCCCGCCACTTCAGCGAGTCGGAGATGAGGGCGGCACACCAGCTAGCCACCGACTTCTGGCTAGCCGCCACGTCCTGCTACCGCACCATGGATGAGGCAGAGCCCAATCTAGCCCTGAAGCTGGCCAAGCCCTTCCCCCGGTATGACTTCCTGCGCAGGGTCGCCAGGGAGTTCGACCAGCACAAGACCTGCATCATCCTCAAGCCCCGGCAGATGTTCATCTCATGGCTCTGCGTGGCCTACGCCCTGCACAAGTGCCTGTGGAATCCCGGCACCCGCTGGCTCGTAGTCTCCAAGCGTGAGGCCGATGCGTTCAAGCTCAAGGCCCGCGCTGATGTGATCCTGCAGAACCTCCCGCCCCAGCTATCGGCCCTCCTCGACCAGCGCAAGGAAGACAACAAGGGCAATATCGAGTTCGAGGGCGGATCAGCCATCCACTTCCTGCCCGCCTCTCCGTCCATCGGGCGGACCTTCACTGCGTCAGGCGTCATCCTGGATGAGTTCGCCTTCGCCCCGTGGGCTGTCGAGATGCTTACCAGCCTCCAGCCCACCCTCGCAGGAGGCGGACAGCTAATCATCCCCAGCACCCCGAATGGAGTGGGCAACGAGTTCCACACCATCTGGGCCAACGCTGAGGAGAGGGGCTTTCACAAGGTCAAGCTGGACTGGCGGGACCACCCCGAACGTGACCAGGAATGGTATTCGGAAGTGGTGAAACCTCTTTCCCGGCGCATGGCCGCGCAGGAGTACGACTGTGACTTCCTGCAATCGGGGGCTGTTGTCTTCGACGCTGAAGACCTCACCCTGCACAAGCAGCCTACTAAAGAAGCCATTGCGGCTTGGAATAAAGAGGCGCGACGGCACCGGGATGACAGCCCCTACTTTATCGGCGTGGACACTGCGGACGGGCTCGATGACGGCGACTACTCAGTGGCCACAGTGCTACACAAGGACAGCGGCAAGCAGGTAGAGACGCTATCCGGCAGGCTGCGCCCAGACATCTTCGCAGAGAAGCTGATCGCCCTAGCGGGCCGCTATCCCGGCCTCATCGGCATCGAGAAGGCGTCCAGCGGTGGTACGGTCATCCTTGAACTGGAGCGGGCGGGGCTACGCAGCAGGCTCTACAAGCACAAGGAATGGGATCAAAAGGGCAGGGGAAAGAGCCGAATGGGCTGGATCACCTCCAGCAAGAGCAAGCCCGTGATGATCGCAGAGCTTGAGGCCGCGATCCGGCAGGGGCATCTGAAGGTGACGGACCAAGCCACCCTCGATGAGCTCAGGGTCTACGAATACAAGGATTCAGCCAGTCAGCACAGCGGGGCACCGGACGGATACCACGATGACCGAGTGATCGCGCTCGCCATCGCATGGCAGATGCGGAAATCGAACACGGCAGGCGTCCAGAGCGTGGACCGTGTTAAAGCGCAGCCCCATCGGCGCGGGAGACAGTAATGCCGTTGACCGGACAGCAGCTAGTCGAGATGAGCCTGGAGGAGTGGCGGCGCAATGAGTCAGACGCGCAGCAGGAATTCTATCAGCGCTTGGGTGACCACGCCACCGACACCCTAGAGGGCCCAGGCTACTTCCCCCAGGCGTATGCCGAGTCTGACGATAGGTACGAGAAGCGGTCCAAGGAGTCACTGGGCGTGGGCGCGAGTGCGCTTGAGGTGCTTAGTTCCCACATGGTGGGTGATGGCGCTCATGTGACGATAGGCGACCAGGACAGCAACGAGGACAAGATCTACGCCAGGATCGCTGACGCCAATGACCTCGACGGAGAGCATAGCGTCTGGTTGGTGTCCCAGGCTGGGACGTTCGGCTGGTGTGTGGATGTCATCCGGCCAAGCGAGATGCCGATCACGCAGCCTGAGCAGATCGAGTTCGAGGCCGTTGACCCCCGCATCTTCCGCGCCCACTACGACACCTCCCGCATCGGGGGGAGCAAGCGCAGGGTGGATGGAGTCAGCTTCGGGACGCTCTACGACTCCGACACGGCCATGATCCTGCCCGCGAATACCCCCCTTGGCACCTCTGGGTCGAAGTCACAGCGGGTGGAGATCATCACCCCCGACATCTGGGCGGTGTACCTCGATGGCGAGATGGCACCCACTGACCCTGAGACTGGGGCGATGTGGCAGCCGATGGAGGACGGGTCTAACCCGTTCAAGGTCTGCACTGCGGTCCCCCTGTGGAACGTCCCCCAGGTTGGAGCGATGGAGGGCAGGGCCGATCTAGACCCAGCCTACAAGACCGCCGAGCAGATCAACCGGAACTATTCCCGGCTGTTGGATAACATCGCCCACTACTTCGCCACGCTGGTGATCCCCGGCGATGACGATGCAGCGCTGACGCAGGGGCTAGGCTTGGCGCTGATGTATCCCGAGGACGCGCCTAGCAGCCCCGGCTACATCATCCCCGATTTCAACGTGAACACCCTCTTGGACCCGTTCAAGATGCAGCTCAACCTGTTCTTCTCCAAGGCACACACGCCCGCCTCATCCCATGGCCTGGGGTCAGTGTTCGGTGACGCCCGCGCAGCCGAGAGCGGGAAGGCGAAGTTCTACGAGTTCAACCGCCTGGAGCGGTACATCGCTAAGAAGCGCACCAGCTACGAGCGGTTCAAGCAGTTGCAGTGGGAGGCGATGGCCGAGTTCATCAACAACGGAACCAGCATCGGCAAGGTAGATCCCAAAGCCCAGGTTCATGTGGAGTGGGCAAGCCCCATCGTCCCGGTGAGCGAGGACGAGACAGTAGACAAGATCCTCAAGGAGCTAGAGGGCGGCCTGATAAGCCACCTGAAGGCTCTCATGCTGCGCCATGGCATCAGCACCGAAGAGGCGCAGGAGATGATTGAAGAGATCGGCGTGTCGGCTGGGCAGGTTAAGCCCCGCGACAGGTTCGAGGCAGAGCTAGAGGAGAGCTTGCGTGGCTCGTGAGGCACGGCATAAGGCAGACCTCGCCAAGCTGGAGACACTGATTGAGTCTCTGGCTACTGAGCTTGGCAAGATTGCTGCGCTCAATGATGCGGCGGTCGAGAAGCGTCTACGGCGCTTCGTCAAGCAGATCGACGGCGCTGACGAGACTGCCCGCATCGCGCTTGCCAAGCGGCTTGAGTCGGACCTTGAGAAGATGCATGCCACCCTCTACGGGGAGAAGTCCCGCTTCTACGGGATCTACCGCACGGCAATGGCCAAGGCATCAGCGGCGGGTAAGCTACGCCTTGCGCGAGTCGCGGAGGGTAAGGCTGTAGCCATGCTCACGCGAAGGGACACCGCATCGGCCCTGAAGTCCAGCCGGGACGCCTACGAGCTCGCAGCGCGGAACTTCACCGAGGACGCCGTAGCGGAGATTAGGCGGCTTGTCACGGGGGAGATCTTGAACGGGGCAGGCGAGGAAGAGCTGACGCGCAAGCTGATGAAGTCGGGCCACATCAAGGATCTGGAGACGCCCAAGCGGACGCTTCGGGCTGCGTCCCGTGCCGAGATGATCGCCAGGACCGAGCCCCGTAGGATCAGCGAGGCGTCCTACCGCGCTGGCGCGGCAGAGGTGGAGCCCGAGCCCGCCAAGCGGCTGTACCAGTGGGTCAGCGTCATGGGCGCAACCAGCGGGGATGATTCCCTGCGGCGACACGGGCTAGTGATGAGTGAGCCCGAGTGGCAGAAACACGACTTCGGGGACGGGTACTACGGATTCCCGCCCCTTAGACCGAACGATAGGTGTTCGGTGATCTTCATGCGGGAGCAGTGGTTAGAGGATTCCGCCAAGGAAGCACTCGAAGCCCCTGCCGGAACTGACGCGAGGCGAATCGTCCAGACGGGCGAGGAAGCCGAGCGCACAAGACTGTTAGGAGTCTAGCGATGTCAGACGACAAAGCCAACGCCAACGCTGAAGGCCAGGCGGCCAAGGCTGGCGAGACAAACCCCCTCTTGCCCGACCTCCAGAAGTGGAAGGACGCTGCGCGTACTGCGCAGGATGCCCTCAAGGCGAGAGACGATGCAGACGCGGAGCAGGCCCGCCAGGCGGCGATTGCCCAGGCCACGACTGCCGAAGAGATCGAAACCCTGAAGGCAGCCCACAAGGCCGAAAT